CAAGACAGGAGAACCTGCTTGATGACAGCGTTGGAAGGAACCCGCACAAACCGCAACTCGTCGGCAGCATCTTCGGCGGTCGAAACCTCCAAGATACCCACGCCACTCGTTTTCATCTTGGCGAGATTCCAAGGATCATTTGCAACGCGAGGGGTTGCCGCGCGATTGGAAATGAGGGTGGTGTCTACATCAGCCATGTCTTATGCCTCCGTGCATTCGATTTGAATTACACGACCTTCTTCAAGGCGCGTAGCCCCCATCGTCAGCGTGGTAGCCAACTGATAAGGAACACCCTCAATATCCGGTCGCGGATCGACACGAGCCGACACATCAGCCCAGACGCCCAGATGCATACCAGACGAAACCCACATCGGACACAGCCGGTAGGAAGCGTTGGATGGCGTAAGCGTTGAACAAATGATGTTCACACCAGCAAAGCGTTTCAGACGACCATCGACCAGAACCGGCGCACCACCCATCGACGTAAAGTAGTCGGTGTTGATGACCTGAGTCTGGCGCAGAAGGTCTTCTTCCTGCTCCGGCGTGATAGCCATGTACGGCTCTTCCATGTCGAGATCCACATAAGCGTCCTGCATGATGCGCTTCGCCCGTAGGATTTTATCGACATTCAGACCGGTATCGGCAGCAGCGCCAACAGCCGCGTCAACGCGGTGGTTGGTCGTGTCGAAACTGGTCGTGGTTCCCCCGGCCTTGCCGGTTTTTGCATCAGCAAAGAACGCATCAAAGATGATGTTGTCTGTCTGACGCGCAGCGGCTTTCACTGCTGCCTGTGCCAGCGGACCTTGGGGATCAACCATCAGACGCAGCTTGTCAAACGTGCTGACCATCTGAGGCAGGTTGTAATCGACGGGGTACACCCAGCGCCGATCAACAGAGGCATCGACCCGTGGCATTTGGGCGAAACGGGAAACGACTTCCTGCATTTCGACCGCGCCATACTGATCGACGGGTACAGCGGATTCGCCTTCGTGACTGCCCTCACTGACAGTTCCACGAAGCTTCCCGCCTTTTTGCTGAAGCAAGTGCGCGACATTCGTCGTGTACTGCTCAACAAAATGATTAGGAATGTTAACGGACATTGCCGAACTCCTTGATTGGTTTCACTCAATCGAGCAGCGGCTTATCCGACCGGGGCCAACTCTGCGGTTTAAGGCTCCGTCAGCCCCGTTCTTTCACGGCGTCACTGGGCCAGCGTCTGCTGGTTATCCGACTTAGGAGGACGGCCTCGTTTTTTCGGAAGGGCTGTTGGCTTTTCTTCCTCAAACGGAGAATCATCCCCGGCTATCACCCATTCTTCCAGAGCCTCTGCGTCCCGAATAAGTCTTCCCGGTTCGCGGACACCCATGTTGGAAAGGGCTTCGACACAACGCATTCTAACTTCAACTCTATTCATTTTCAAGCCTCACCATTTTTCGCTTTGTGAAGTGCTTCCATCCGATCGATCGCCGGCTGGCGAATCTTCGGATTCGGACTGGTATACTGATCCATGAAATCCTTGTTATTCATCAGTTCAGCAATTTTCGCAGTAGCGGCACCAGGAGTCATCGACAGTGCGGGATTCCCATCGCCCTGTATCACAGGCTGCTCGGAAGTTCGCGCGCCGATCTTGGCGGCGAAATCGTAGATCGCCGTCTTGTCGCCGGAGAGCAATCCCGCCACACCTTCTTCGGTCATGCCGACTTCCGCCATTACGCGGGCAGCGTTGGCATAGCCGTCAGGGTTAGCATCTTTCCACGCGTCGAACTGTGCGACAGAGGCTTCTTCCTGTTTCTCCAGAATCCCGTTGGAAACTTCCTGCACGGTTTTCTGCATCATCTGGAACTGCCCATCGCCCAGACCGGCGATGTGCGCCGCCTCGGAGATCGCCTTGAACGTCTCGGTGTCGAACTCGTCACCAAGCGCGTTGGTGTACTGATCCGCCGACTCAGGGCGCCCTAGTGCCGTGTAGACGGGATCAAACGCGCCTTCAGCTTGAGGATCATCCGGCAGACGAACAAGTTTGTCCTCCGGTACGCCTCTGAGTTTTTCGAGATTCTGGTATGAATTGAGAATATCGCCGGGAGTTTTCCATCCCTTGTTCTCAACATACCCTTTCATGTCGTCGGGCATTTCTCCCAACCATCCGTTTTCCGCAGGTGCCGCTGGTTCAGCAGGCGTTGGTGCGGCTTGGCCCGGTTCAACAGGGGCCGCTTCTTCTTCAGCCATTTACTTCTCCGTTTGTTTGATCAGTCCTTTAAGCGGCTGGAATAACCGCTTTCGGATATGCGCGTAAGTCCTGCGCTTCTCATACGCCCCTGCAAGTTTGAGGGGGTCCACATGACCGTCCTGTGTTTCGGGCATCCGATCCACCATCCAGCCACATTCCTTTTCGAGATCCCGCATGACGATCTCGGCGTCCGGTTTCAACGTTCCATCGTCATTGAGAAACATGCCGCGATAGGCGCGGCAGATTTCCAGCGTGGCGTTGGCGTGAGTTTTCTCAGACATTAACCGGCCTGCGGCACAGCTTCAGCCATCTTCTGGATCTCGGTCAGCGTCTTGGCAGTGTCTGCCGCGACAGGCGCTGCCTCAAGCACCTGTGCCATCTGCGCCTCGGCCTGCTGCTGCATTTGCTCTTCCTCGATCTGTTCCTCGGACTTCAATGCCCGCGCCGGAACACCGTTCACCTCGGCCACGATCTTGGCAATCTCGCGCGTGTTGAACTGGCTGTAGATCGTCGGATCGACCTGCGCCAGCGGCGCCAAGGTTTCAAACGTCCGCAGGATGCCGACCGATTCCTCGGCCTTCGCTGCGCGAACCATCGGGCTTTCGTAACGAATTGCCAGACCATCGTCCTGCTCCTGCAACCACTCCATCAACACAGGCGGCATCTCTGGATGCTTACCCTGCGCATGGAGGATGGAACTCTCGCGACGGATCATCGGATCAGCCCACTCGCTTTGCAGGCGCGATACGACAGGTGCCGTCATCTGCCCCTGTTGCTGGGCGATCAGCATGGCTTGCGTTGCCGTCATGTTGGGGTTCTCCAGCAACACGCGGAAATAAATCCCAAGGAAAGCGTCATCGATCTGCGCCCGCGTATCGGCGATCATCTCCATGCCGATATCCACCCGCGCGCCAGACTGCCACGGCATGACCAGCGGCCTGCCATTGTCGTCCAGCGTACCGGGGTTGCGCGCTCCTGGCACCAGATCAAACTCGGACACATCGTCATGCTGCAAGGTCGGCACATCGACCGCCATGTTCGCAGCCTCGATCGTCGTGCGGCGCATCTCGTTCAGCATCGAAATGTCAGGCAGCAACTGAATCGCTGGCCCTCGCCCATAAACCTCGCGCGTCGATACCGCCAACCGGCTGGTAATATAGGGTTGTGACCGGAACCCTTCGGTGCGCGGGATCTGTTTCTCGAACACATACACGCCCTCAAAAGGCAGGCCACGCTGGTCAAGCATTCCCGGTGCGTAGTCCTCGCGCGGTGCCACGCAATGCAGGAACTCGAATTTTTCCGAAAGCTTGCCGGAATTGTACTTGTCGATGATTTTCTCCGGCGTATCCTTGCCGAATATCTTGACCGCCTGTCGCGCGGTTAGTTCGAATTTCCGATGAACCTGATCGATCAGACCCTCGTCATTCTCGGAAATAAATATCTCGCCCAGATGGATCGCCTTGTATTTAAGACCACCGCCCTGCCGACCTTCGACCAGCAGGCATCCGGTTCCAAAGGCACCCAGCGATGTCCTGACCTCATGGGCCTGTGAGGCGAAGTTCCCCCGCGGCGAATAGCGATTCTTCCACAGGATGGAATTGAGTTCCTGCAAGTACCGCTGCACATCGAGATTGGCGTCGAGATCTTCGTCGCCGGTTGTCAATTGATGCCAGTAGGTGGTCTTCGGCATCGTGCCTGCTTCGATACCAGCCGCGAACTTGTCCAGTGCCTGCATCGGGAAGGCGTCATACTGCCGGTGGTTCCGCGCATCTCCCGGCGAATGCTTCGTTCCGAAGTCATCCGCTCTGGGCAACACCAGTTCCGCAACACGCTGCCACAGATGCTCCCAGTTCCCCCGAACCGTTTCCATCTGCTCCTGTTGCTCAAGGATCAGGTCGAGGTCAGCCATGTCAGTTACCCGTCACATCGCGTTTCGCGGTTTCCATCGATCCCATACCGGACCCTGCAACCAGCAGCGCCGCGGCTCGTCCTCGCAGTCCGCGTTGGCGTTTGAGAGCCTCGACCCGCGCTCTTGCGCGATCAATGCTCGGCATCTTGACGGGCCTCGCTTCCTTGCTGCCGCCACCACCAAATAATCCAGCCATCAGAAAAACCTCGCTTTTGGTTGTCGTTTCGGTCCTCGACTCTTAGCACGTTTAACAATTTGAGGGAATAGTTCCGTGAACGCCCATACCAGCGCGTCCACGCGGTCGGGCGAATAGCCTTGGCTCTTGCGATCGAAGTCGCTGGTGAAGGCCACCATCTGGTCCTCCAACTCATCGAACCTGCCCACATGAGAAATCCGCCCCTGCTCGTACATCGCCGATGTCGGCTCTGCCCGCGTCACCTTCCCTCTCGATGCCGACACCAGATTAACCCGCGCGTTGGGCAGCTTCGACCGGATAACATGCTCGACCATCTGCCCGCCCTGGTTCTTCTCAGCCACCACGCAGTCGGCCTCGTACTTGTGATACATCGACGCCACACGCTTGGCCCAGCCGTCAGGGTCGTACCGCCCGCTGGCATCCTCCAACACATAGCCGTGGTTCTTCTCGTCCGTCGCGGCCACCACGATGCCTGTCTCGTCCGATGACTCCTCGTTGGACACAGCCGGGTCCACAGCCACCACGATGCGTCTCAGCGTCGGTGCCTCGCCTCTCGGCACCCGATGCTCGTCGAGGATCTCCTTGCGCCACAGCGCCCCCGGCGTGTCGTCCAGCATCTCGGCATTCAACTCCTGCCGACCCAGCCGCGTTCCTTCGTAGCGCGTGATGATCTCAGTGAAGAAGTTCTCGGCGAGGTTATCCTTGTTGTCGTAGGTCGACCCCTTGGTCACAAAAGAATGCTCGTCGTTGATCAGTTGGCGCAGCGTCTTGGTTGGTCGCGGCGTCGTGGTCACAACCGCCTGCGGGCGCTTGCCCAGCCGGAGCCCGAACTTCGCCTGATCCCACGCCTCTGGGTACCGCCACGCCGCCATCTCGTCGGCCCACAGCTTCATGTGCTGCTTACCCCTCAGACGCTCCGGCTCGTCAGCCGTGAAGATCAGCGTCACCGCTCCGTTGGGCCACAGCAGCTTGCGCTCATGCTTCTTGTAGTAGGGCCGCTCATCGGGCGGGCAGACCGCCAGTATGCCGCTCTCGCCCTCCACCATGATATCCTTGGCATCGTCCGACGTTGCCCCGATGATGTTGACGTAGCGGTTGGTCCTCGACCACACCCGCGTCGTCTCGGCGCCCGTCCGCGTCTTCCCGAACCCGCGCCCTGCAAGGATCACCCAGTACGACCAGTCACCCTCCGGTATGATCTGCTCTGGCCGCGCCCAGAACTCCCAGTCATGCGCCATCTCCTGACTGACCCTCGGTCCCAGCGCCGAGAGGATCTTGCCCTGCTCTTCGGGCGGCAGTGAGCGCAGCTTCGCCAGCATCGCCCGCTTCTGTTCCGGTGATGCGTTCACATTCATAGTCAAATGGCTTCACCCCATTCCACAGTCGCATCGGCAGTGGAACTCGCTACGGTCACCGTCACCACGATATAGTCGCCGCGCACCACGGGGAAGTGAATCCGCTCACGCAGCGGGTTGTCCACCTGATACCATGCCGCCGCTTCCGCTGGCACCGCCACAAGGAACTGCGCATTCGCCGTCGAGAACGCTGTCGCCCTCACCGCCGTCGCGTCCATGTCAGGGCTGTCCGCCTCCACATACGACCCGCTACCGATCGCCTTGAACGTCGCCCCGGTAATATCTGCCAGCGTCCGCGTAGACCAGAACTTGAAGGTCGCTTTCTTCGCACATTTCACACTAATCCGAGCAAGCTGAAGATTGCGCGTGTTCGTCTTACTGTCGATCTGAAGCGGGTTGCGGATCACCAACACAGGCACATCCGTTCCGTTAACCGAAACCCCTTCCGAATACGCCGACCGATATTGATGCAAATCAATGTTCCCGCCTTCACTGGTCAGATCACAGCACCCAATGTTCATCACCACATCAGCCGTGGTCCGCTTACACCGGAACCCAACAGGCATCGCAGGGTTCTCGATCGAGACAAAAGTGAGCGTTCCTAGCAGGCTTATTGTGTGAACCAACTGGATCGTGCCTTTGGAGGGATCACCAATGTAGAAATAATAATTCCCGGCTCCGCGCCATTGCGCCCGAATGTCATAGATGTTGTTTTTTTCGACATCGAAATTTACCAGACCGGAAGTGTCGATTTCCTGCTCATAAACTTCGACCCCGGCAGACCGCCGAACCGCATACAAAAGCCCGTCTGCCTTCAGCCGGAAGAATATTCCGTTCCGGTCTGATTCATCGAACAAGCCCCACTCGCGAATCCCGTCATTGGTCTTGTTGGGGAGCCAGACAGCGCAGGCAAAATGAATCCCCCGGTCGGGCTGATAGCGCGGGCACTCCCGGCTTTCCATGATGACGGTTGTATTGGTCGCGTCAGCCGTTAGCTGCGCCGCCCCGCCGCTCGAAACGATATTGGTTGAGGTGTAAACCTGCGTCCCGTTTTCATACATGAACCATTGTGAAGGCGGGATGTCATAGGTCCAAAGCCCGTGAAACAGGCTATGATCATTGACCACCCGCTGCGTTCCCCAAACATCGGTGGGCATATCACCCTCGCCCAGACCACCGCCGGTCGCGTAGACATTCTTGCTGGGACCAGGCATTCTCTGGAAATCAGGTAGTGTCATTTCTTGGAACCCTTCTTCCGCGCGCGCTCCTTGTCCTGCTTCAAATACTTCCGCTTCGGAATCGGATCATCCCGCACAGGCTCATCAGGATCAGGCGCCTCGATCTGGTTGAAGTCAACCACCTCGGCATCCTCAACATCCATCCCAAGCAACCCCGCCAGCTTCTGAACAGCCTCGTTGGTCGGCTCAACCACCTCCAGACGCGCCGTCTCACGCCAGCCCGCCTGCGTCTTGAGAAAGAAAATCTGGCTCGCAGTGTCACCCTTCAACGCCTTCTGGATCAAACCCTCACCAACAACCCCGATCGTCTCAGCCCGCGCAGCATCCATCGTCTCACGCGCGCGAGCATCCCTCGACAGAATATCATTGAACGTATCTTTTGGAATCCGAAGGAGCGCGGCCAGTTGCGTTTGATTCAGCACCGCCCCGTATGTCTGGATCTTCCCATACTCCTCTTCAGACAACCTGCGAAGAAGAGGATGGTTGCGGGTAAGTGCGTCAACGCTTCGAGACATTCAGACACACACCTTTTGTTTCAAGTTCCCGTAGTCAATCATATCTACAACCTATGAGTGTGTCCAAAAAGGTGTCGGTGTATGATGCTGGCAGGCAGCTTCCCGGCCGCGGCCGATTTTTCCCCCACCCCGGTCGCTGCTCGATTCATGCTGATATCCTGTTCTGAAAAGTTCGTGCCAGCCACATAATAGCGTCAAGGTTGCGTCATTTCAATGCGCAATAATATTACGCGGCATTACAGGAATAGTAGGTGAATACCTAAGCTATTGATATTACACAATTCATCGCGCGGATAATGTGTATTATGTTAAATCTCGATGTGTTTGAGACAAAAGAAAACCCCGCACGAATGCGGGGTTTATCGTGACAAGTCAATTACTTGGGCCAATCAGGCGGTCTATAACCAGCTAGATATGCATCAAGTAGGCGCATCATGCGTCTGGCAGGGCGTCTATATGTTTTCCGATTAAGCGGATATTCCATCTTTTTAACGGTTTCCCCATCACATTCAAGCATTGCGCCCATCTGTGCTTGCGTTAAGCCTAAATCCTTGCGCGCTTTTTTTATTTTCTGTGTAGGTAGATTCAGTTGACTTTCCAGCAAAACAGCAGATTCAGCATGCTTTCCGCTGTTTCCTGATTTACCATTGTTCACTAGCGGCGCTGTATCGCCCCGTGAATGCGTATCTTTGTTTTTTGGTGTGGTCATAACGCGAAACCATAAGTTAGCGCCATAACGCCCCATATCGCCGCGCATAGCGCGATCAGCGCGATGGTTTCTTTGATCAACTCCATTCTGTTACCTTTCCTGTTTTCATCGATGTAAATCACATCAATAAGCCCGCCACGATAATGTGACGGGCTTA